ATCAGCCAGGCTATGGCGGGAGCTGCGCCAGTAGTTACCTCTGGAAAACGAACTATCACGGCACCAAGTGATGTGCAGATTTATGACAACGGCTACAAGGTGGTTACAGGTGAGGATAAGAGCTTCTTTGGTTCGCTATTTGATTCCACGGTGTCAGGGCTTAAACAGACAGGAACCGCAGTAATTCCTGCCGTTGGCGATAACCTTTCACGACTTGTTGGGGGGATTGATAGTACAGGGATATTGAACGATCTTGTAATGCAGTCTACTGGGCAGAATAGTGCGATTGCGCGAGCTATTAGCCCATTAACAAGAAATGTTGGAGACTGGCTGAATGGGGGGATTCAACAAACCGCTAATAGCATTAGGGGAATAGCAACTGGTGCCAATAACGCCATATTTGGCTCTGCTTCAGCTGTGCAAGAACCTTTTCTTGCTATGCCGCCACAACTCCCTACTGTAACCGATCTCGCACGAAGCGGAATAAGACAACCATTAACTACTGACACTATAAATAACGATCCTGCTATGTTGAAGGCGCTGGATAACATCTGCTCTATCCTGAACGATCTGCTGAATGTGAACAAGAACAATACAAAAGGCGATCCGGATAATGTTGTCAAAACATCGCAGCCGCAGCCGCGACCACGTGCGAGCACAACTATTAATGACCAGTCGCTGGATGCTCTGCTTGAGGATTAATACTGATGCTTTACGAAATAGACGCAAGACTTCAAACGAATGAGAGCGGTGTCATTATTGCAGAAGGAAGTACCGCAGCATGGATGGCCCGACTTGACGAGTGGCTACGAACCCCTGAAGGGAGTGTTTATGGTTTACCCTCTTGGGGGAGTCCAATGGAAGAATTTAAGCATGAACCATTCGGCTCTGAAACTTCGCACATAGTTGAAGTGGCTATTGAAGGGAGAATGATGAAAAAACTACGACAAGACTTGCCAGGTTTGGATGTGCAAGGGATTCGTTGCACATCAATTTCTGAAGATTCTTTATTAATTAGTTTTTATGCGAAAGGTGGGAGCATGGATATTGTTATGCAGAAATCAAGTGGGGTGGGCGCGTGACGATTACAGAATTACTGGACAAATTTAACGCCAAGTTAAATGAAAATACATGGTGGTCACGATTTGTAAATAGTCAGTTTGTGCAGATGCACGCTATATTCGGATCGCAGCTTATTTATATTGCCCGTACATTTGCAAGTCGCGGCCTCACTGAGGGACTTATTTCAACGGCAACGCGCCGCTCAAGTATTTTAGCGGTTGCTGAAGACCGTAGCTACGTAGGGCGATTTGTTAGTGCTTCATACGGAACAACGTCTATAACAAATAAAACTGATCGGGATATTACGTTACCAGCCGGGGCTGAATTGCTTGCCAATGACCAAACACCTTTGGCAATTATTAACAGTGTTGTAATTCCTGCTGGAGGAACTGTTTCTGGCGTAGAAACTAAACAGCATGAAGCTGTTAGCATTACGTTTGATATTGAGAAGGAAACTTTATTTCTGACATTGTTGCTTTCCAGAGAGTTAACAAAAGAAGTCTCTAGCCTGGATGTTTATGTTATTACAGATGGAGTAGAAGAAAAATGGACATATAACCCATTATTTAGAATGTCCAGAGACAAGAGTAAGCACTATTCATTGGCATATAAACCTACAGAACAACTTGGAGTCAAGTTTGGTGATGGTTCTATGGGTATGATGCCTCCAGCAGGCTGTCAGGTTCGAATCGATGTTATGGCTAGCCTTGGCGACTATACTTTGGCTGAAGGACAAAAGTTAGAACCGGCTGGAAATATCGCTCAATATGTGGAGTCACTAGAGTTTAAAACTGATTCGATCATTACCGGTGGTAGTGGTATGGAAACTACAGAAGAAACTCGAAATCGTGCTCAGTATTATGTTGCATACGATGAACAAGTGGTATGGGGCGGTGATTATCGCCAATTCATTCAGAATGTTGTTCATGGAACTTCATGGTTGAACGTTTGGGGCGAAGCGTTACAAGAGAAAATAACTGGGTTTGACGTTCGAAACATCAACAAAATTTTCTTTTGCGGACATAAGCCGGGTGTAAGCCAGTCTCAGCTAAAATCAGAAATACTGAAAGCTCTAGAGAATGTTCCAAATGAGTTGAACAAGCGGTTCGAGTATGTAGATACAAATGAACAGCCATTTACTATAAATTTTATAGGTATTGCACGTAAAAATGTTCTGATAGACGATGCTCAAAATGCTATTAAAGCAGCGTTGGAAGATAATTTTGGCCGTGATTCGTCATCATTCAGTTTATTACTACAGAGTGATGATGATTCCCAGCAATGTTATGCACAGGTAAAAGTTAAGGATATTTGGCGAGTAATAGAGTCTCTGGATATGTTTCTGTCTTACGACATAACAATACAAAATATGAAAGATGCTGTTTACTTTAATGACTTCATTTATCTTAACGTAAAATCTTCAACGTTCAGCATTTCTTACCCGTAATGAGGTTAGCATGAAAGATAATTGGCTTAAGGAACGATTAACTAAAGTAAAACAGGATTCACATCTCTGGAGTGCATTTATAGACGCTTTACAGGATGTCTGGAATGAGGCAGTAGAACCAATATTAACAAGAATAAGTAACAGAAAATCCTTCTTCACTATGGACAGTGAGGATATGGATGCCCGCATTGCTGAATACGGGCGTTTTTTCGTTATCACTGAAAAAGATAATGCCCGTAGGCCAATGCTTCTGGCGCAGCGTTTAGATGAAGTGCACTTTAAAGGTACTATCTTGCCTATTGAGCAGACATTCTGGCGTGAATTCGGTTGTATTCCTGTTAGTTGGGAACCGCTGTATGCACCTGTAAATATAGAAAAACACCCCTATGGTTCATATTTTGCGACCGAAATAGAAATACCTACGGCACAGGCTCAATTCGGTGAGCTCTTCCTGACATCAAGGGGGCTGGTCGTTGTTGATCAGAACAAGCTATATCGCTCATATGGAGAGCAGGATAAAGAAGCCGCTGTGCAGAAATTGTTATCTGACTTCGAAACAGTAATAGCCCCTTTGTTGCCATTGCATATTGTTTTTGATGGCGTCTCGTTTCGGCTTAGTGCTGTATTCCCTGAAGTGGCAGAAATATTAAATTACCTGTCTACGGATGTTTCGGTAATTGAAGGTGTTTATGTTACTGAGAGTATGGCTGATATGCTATCCCGTAGTGATACCTCCTGCCAGGCAGACAATATTTCTCTTAATGCCATACCGAACCGAACGGCAGAAAAGCAATTACATCTTGATGTAACCCCACTCGATGCGTGGCCTTTGGATTACCACCTTCAATCTGTTTAATAATTCTTCCCCCGCATTTGGGGGAAGAACAACGGAAATCACAAACTGAGCATACTCTCCTTTGGTTCATTGCTTATGAAGGGGCTATGTTCGTATGGCTGAAAATTTAAAGGCAAGAGATGGTAACCGCCTGTATAAGGCGCAATTACTTTCCTACTATTATTCACGCCGCGCAGAGTCGGCGATCGGCAAAGGTGCGCGTTTTGTTATCTCTAAGGCGTATTGGTGCAAATCTAGTCTGGTAACTGCTAATGGTGCAGGAGGCTGGAATATAGCGGACATTCCGCTCGATTTTAAATTGAGTGGCGCTCAACAGTTTGCTGTGTCCGATCTGATATTGTCCAGCGTGGATGGGATTATCACGATCAATGCAGCCTTCCCTCAAGAAAGAATGCCGGATAACACGCCTTACGACTTTAACACGCTTGTGCTTGTTGATGCTGAGGAACAGGCTTTTGGTGTGCTTTGCACCCAGCAAGATACCCTCTATAAAGGTAAACGTTACAGTATTCTCATGACAATCGAGCAAGTTGAGGGTTGATTATGGGGGCTGATAAAACGAACAACATAATGACACTATCCTCTGGTGTCTCACAGTCGTTGCTTGCTGATGTTCAATATTTCGAACTCTATAGTAGTCTGGCTCTTAACAGAAAACTAAAAAATATTGTTTTGCCTGGCTTTTACTGTGGATTTGAACCGGTTCCCGGCACAGGGTTGAGTGTCCGCATAACTTCTGAAAACTCAGAAGGTAAAGGGGCTGCTTCAGTAGATGTAAATAATGTTCAGATATCCGTTCAGCAAATAGAAGATGTGACTGTCTCGGTAAAGGCAGGGGCTACCAACATTATTGTGCTGGAAGCCAATTTTGAACATGGTGTAAAAACGACACAGGTAGATAGCGCATCTTCTGTCAGTGCTGCAAGAATTTACGCGCGTACGGACAATACTATTGGGCAGAATCAAATTGAATTATGTCGAGTTATCGTGCCTAGCGGCGCAACGGCTGTGACTAAAGAAATGATTGTGCTTAAATACCGGGTTAACCGGGCTGTTGGTGTCGAATTCTCTAATGAAATAAGCAGTACAGAAGAAAGAAAAGCGGCTACACCGAAAGCTGTCAAGGCTGCATATGACCTGGCTAACGGGAAGTACACAGCCCAGGATGCAACCACGACACAAAAAGGGATAGTTCAGCTCAGTAGCGACACCAACAGCACTTCTGAAACATTAGCTGCAACTCCAAAAGCGGTTAAAGCTGCATACGATCTAGCAGCCGGAAAGGCACCATCCAATCATATACATCCCTGGAATCAGATCACTGGTGTGCCAACAGCTTCATTGACAGCGAAAGGCATCACTCAGCTCAGTAGTGCCACTAACAGCACGTCTGAAGTGCTGGCCGCTACACCGAAAGCTGTCAA